CTCAGGGCTTGGAACTGCTGAGGATATCATGCCGCTGACGAAGAAGGGCGAGAAGATCAAGAAGGCCATGCAGAAGCAGTATGGCAAGGAGCGCGGAGAGCGCGTGTTCTACGCCTCCGAGAACAAAGGGACAATCAAGGGCGTCGCCAAGAAAGGACCGAAGAAATGATGAGCCGTGGGAACATGGGCAAGCAGATCGCGACTGCCCCTTCCAGCAAGAAGATGGCCAAGGGTGGCAAGGCCTTCAAGACCTGCCCGATGTGCAAGTCGCCAGCCAAGTGCAAAGCGGCTGGCATGTGCATGATGAAGTCGAAGTAGGAGACCGGACATGGCGATCCCCGTCCTCCCTCTCGTTGCTGGCGGCATCGGCGCGCTGGCCCTCCGCAACCTGATGAAGCGGAAGCGCAAGACCGCACAAGAGCGCGGCATGGAAGTCGGTGACGTCACCGGCGATACCGAGGCCATGCGCTACGGCGGCAAGGTCAAGAAGATGGCCATGGGCGGCAATGTGACCCGTGGCGACGGCGCCTGCATGAAGGGCCATACCAAGGGGCGTGTGGTCTGATGAAAAAGCCCAAGTCGCGCGTCAATGAGGCCGGGAACTACACGAAGCCTTCCATGAGGAAGGCCCTGTTCGAGAGCATCAAGTCGGGCGGCAAGGGCGGGAAGCCGGGTCAGTGGAGCGCGAGGAAGGCGCAGATGCTGGCACAGCAATACAAGGCCAAGGGTGGGGGCTATAGGGACTGATGCCGCTCAAGGGACCGCAGCAGAGCCTCAAGGCATGGACCAAGCAGAAGTGGCGGACCAAGTCTGGTAAGCCATCTACGCAGGGCTCAGAGGCTACTGGGGAGCGTTACCTCCCCGAGAGCGCCATCAAGTCCCTGTCCCCCGCTGAGTACGCTGCAACCACCAAGGCGAAGCGTGAAGGCACTCGCAAAGGCAAGCAGTTCGTGGCACAACCGAAGAGCGTCGCCAAGAAGACAGCGAGACACAGGAGCACCAAGTAATGCCAGTCGTTGTTCCTGACCTGTCAGAACTCTTCGAGGAGGCCTACGAGCGCGCAGGCCTTGAGATGCGCTCTGGCTATGACCTGAAGACTATCCGCCGTAGCCTCAACATCCTCACGCTGGAGTGGCAGAACCGTGGGCTTAATCTCTTCACTATCGAGGCTGGTACGCAGGCTCTCACCGCAGGAACCCACACCTATACTCTTCCGGCCAATACCATCGACATCATCGAGCACCAACTACGCACCGGAAGTGGAACCTCCCAGATCGACACAGCCCTCGAGCGCATCAGCGTATCTACTTACGCACAGCAGACCAACAAGAACACCCAAGGCAGGCCCACTCAAATCTACGTCCAGCGCCTAGCCACGGAGACCAAGGTCACGCTCTGGCCCGTGCCCGACAACACCACGCCCTACACGCTGGTCTACTACCGGCTGAAGGGCATTGACGGCCTCTCCTCTGGCATCAGCGGTTCTGCCTCGATCCCGCCGCGCTTTGTGCCCGCTCTCGTGGCTGGGCTTGCCTACCACGTCGCCATGAAGAAGCCTGATGCGGCGATGCGTGTTGAGCCGCTGCGCCAGATATACGAGGATCAGTTCGCCCTTGCCTCCGGTGAGGATCAGGAGCGTGCCTCGGTTCAGTTCGCCCCCTTCTACACGTTCGGTGTGTGATGCCCGCCTACGCTCGAGGATCAAAGGCATTCGGCTTCTGCGACAAGACGGGGTTCCGCTACCCCCTGAACGAGCTTGTCTGGGAGTACAACAACGGCACCAAGACCGGCTTCCGTGTGGGGAAGGACGTCGTCGACCCCGACCAGCCGCAGAACTTCCTTGGCCGCGTGAAGATCAACGACCCGCAGTCCCTGCGCGACCCCCGCCCAGACACCAGTCAGGCAGAGGCCAACGCCATCTGGGGCTGGAACCCAGTCTGGAATCCCGTGCAGCAGATGACTGCTTCCGTTGGCACAGTCACCGTGACCACATCGTGAGGTAGAAGTTCAAATGAACTACATTGAGCTTGCGGACGCGATCAAGAACTACACGGAGAGCTTCGAGACGTCCTTCGTCGAGAACATCCCCCGCTTCATCAGGCAGGCGGAGGAGCGGATTGTCCGTTCCGTGATGATCCCTGAGTTGCGCCGCAACGCTACGACGACCCTCACGCCGAACAACCCCTACCTCCAGCGCCCCACGGACTTCCTGTCTGTCTTCTCGCTTGCCGTCATCGACGCCAGCAACTCCTACAACTACCTCATCGACAAGGACGTGAACTTCCTTCGTGAGGCCTATCCGCAGCAGTCTTCCGCTGGCGTGCCGAAGTACTACGCCCAGTTCGATGGCGATGGCCTTGTGTCTGCTCAGGGTAACTTCATCCTTGCCCCCACTCCCAGTGACGGCTTCACGGTCGAGCTTCACTACTACTATGACCCGCCGTCGATTGTGCAGTCTTCCATCTCTGGCCTTGGGGCCATTGCTGGTGGCAGCGGCTACGTCAACGGGCGGTACTGGGATATCCCCCTCACAGGAGGCTCTGGGACGGGCGCTCGCGCCAACATCACCGTTTCTGGTGGCAGCGTGACCGCCGTGACGATCTCCGATCCCGGTGCCCTCTACGTCGTTGGGGACGTGCTAGCGGCCAGCAACGTTACGCTTGGCGGCGGTTCTCTCTTCTCGGTGCCAGTCAACGCCGTACTCAACGCTGATGGCACCTCTTGGTTCGGTGAGAATGCGGAGACGGTGCTGCTCTACGGGTGCCTCATCGAGGCCTATACCTACCTGAAGGGCGACGCCGACATTCTGCAACTGTACACAACTCGGTACAACGAGGCGATGTCCAACCTCTTCGGCATCGACATCAGGTCCAAGCGCGATGACTACCGTGACGGAACCTACAAGGTCGGGAGCCCGTCATGATGCTTGGTTCCCCCATGGCGAAGGTGTTCGCGTCGTCCAATGGCGGACATTCCCCGGACACCATCGCCGAGATGTGCGTCGACAAGATCATCAGCGTCTCCGATACGGCCCCGCCGGAAGTTCAGCAGCAGGCCCGCGCGTTCCGAGCGCAAATGTTGAACGTCGTGCGGTATTACATTACAATGGCGGTCAGTGAGGATCGTCACACTGTGAGCAACACGGTCCGCGAGGCAGGGTTCCCCGATCTCGCCGAGCAGTTAAGGAGAATCTGATGGCGTTCACCGGGAACTACATGTGCACGTCCTTCAAGCAGGAACTTCTGCTTGCCGTGCATGACTTCCGCACTGGCGGAGACACCTTCAAGTTGGCGCTCTACGACAACAGCGCCTCCTTCACAGCCGCGACGACTACCTACACCGCGACGAACGAAGTTCCCAACACGGGAACCTATGTTGCTGGTGGCGGCGCGCTGACGAATGGTGACCCCGCCACGTCCGGCACGACAGCGTTCTGCGACTTCGCCGACCTGTCATTCACCTCCGCGACGATCACCGCATACGGCGCTCTCATCTACAACACCACGCCCTCGGCGAACGGCGTTGCTGGCCCTCTGACCAACCCATCGGTCTGCGTGCTCGACTTCGGCGGCGCCAAGATTTCCACGACCGGCACGTTCACCATCATCTTCCCGGTGGCTGACGCCAGCAACGCGATCATCCGCATCGCGTGAGGAGAAGAAGTGGTTGTTCTCGCCAACAGAGTGAAGGTCGAGACGGCGACGACTGGTACAGGGACAATCACCCTTGGACCGGCGGTCACCGGCTTTCAGAACTTCGCGAGTGGCGGGATCAGCAACGGCGATGAGGTCCGCTACACAATCGAGGCTGGCAACGACTGGGAGATCGGGACTGGCGTCTACTCCTCGAGCGGCCCCACAATGACGCGGTCGGTCATTGAGAGTTCGCTTGGCGGCTCCCCGCTCAATCTTGGCGGCGGCTCGATTGTCTACCTGACAGCAGCCGCCCAAGACGTCACCACACCGGCGCAGGCGACGAACATCGCCTTGGCCCTCGTCATAGCTCTGGGGTGATCCATGGCGAACACCTTCAAGAACTACACGACCAAGAACATCGGCACCGGCGGTTCTGACGTCTACACCGTGCCTGCCGCTACGAAGTCCATCGTGATCGGGCTCAACCTGTCGAACATCACGGGTTCTGAACTCCCCGTCACCATCAACCTCATCAAGGCTGATACCTCCTCTGTGCGCCTGATTGGTGCGCTGCGCATCAATGGAGGGATGACGAACGACTTCGTTAGTGGTAAGAAGTTGGTCATGGAGGCGAATGAACGGCTTCGCGTCATCTCTGCCGTGAACTCGTCCTTCGACTGCGTTGTGTCCGTTCTGGAAGGAGTCGACTGATGGCGGGGTTTCATACCGGCACCGATCTGGCCGACAAGACCTTCTATGGTTTCAAACTGATCCAAGCGACGGGCGATCTCAATGTGGACGTCATCAACGATGGGTCTACGGTCAGTCTGCCTCAGCCGGGCTACATCATTGGCCCGAACGAGTATGTGAACTGGGTTTGGTCAACTGACACTTATCAGTTCCGGTGGGGCAATAAGGGTCATCTGGAGATGGTGTTCGTATGACTACTGTCATTGATCTCGGCAAACTGCGGTTCTACTGGGCTGGCGACTACAACGCCGCGACTGAGTATGAACTCAACGATGTGGTGAAGTACGGCGGTAACGTCTACGTCTACATCAACGTCGTCAAGTCCATCGGCACCATCCCGACCAACACGTCCTACTGGGCGATGATGGTTGAGGGCATCAACTTCATCGGCGTCTGGAGTGCTGCTACGCAGTACTTCGTCGGTGACGCGGTTGCCTACGGCTCGACCGTCTACATCGCCCTGACCGATAACATCAACAAGCAGCCTGACCTGTTTCCGGGGAACTGGTCGCAGTTCGTTGAGGGCATCCAGTGGGAGGGCGACTACAACAACGCCACGAGCTATCAGGCCAATGACGTCGTCAAGTACGGCGGCAGTGCCTACATCGCCAAGCAGACGACCTCTGGGAACCTGCCCACCAACACCACCTACTGGGATCAGTTCGTTACCGGTATCTCGCCTGAGGGTGTCTACAACAACGCTACGGCGTATGTGCCCAACGACATCGTCGCCTACGGTGCCAACCTCTACATCTGTATCGCCAACACCACCGGCAACGCGCCTACGAACGCCACATACTGGACCCCTTGGCTGTCCGCGTTCCAGAACCGGAACGCTTGGGCCACGACCACGCTCTACTATGTGAATGACCTCGTCCAGTACGGGGCGAATGTCTATGCCTGCCAAGTCCAGCACACGTCAGGGACGTTCTCGACCGATCTGGCCGCTGGCAAGTGGTCGATCTTTGTGTCTGGTCTCCGCTCCCGTGGCAACTGGACTACGTCAACGGCGTACCTGCCCTTCGATATCGTTGTTTATGGCGGCAACACTTACTCGTGCCTGCTTGCCCACAACTCTGGCACCTTCGCCACCGACCTCGCGGCTGGCAACTGGCAACTGTTCAACAGCGGCATCCGCTGGCGCGGAACTTGGGCAACGTCCACCGCGTACCTTGTCAATGACACGGTTCGGAACGGCGGCTCGAACTACATCTGCGCACAGGACCACACGTCCAACGACTTCAGCACGGACCTCGCCGCTGGCAAGTGGCAGTTCTTCGCAGGCGATGCCGTCATTCCGGCAGTAAACATCACCGATA